ACTTCACGTTGATTCTGGCTCATACCGAACTGCGCGGTGCGCGTCTGTACGGTCAAATCCAAGACTTATCCGCTCAGCGTGAAGGCTTTGATGAAGCCGAACGCTACGTGAAAGATTGGACGGAAAATGGCGATCCAGAAGTTCGCTACACCAAAACGGAAGCCGCCCCTGCGATGTACCTCATTGACGTTAACAAAGTTGTTGTCGTCAAAGTCGGTTAATCCTGACCACCACTAACGAAAAGCAAAATGGGTCCACGGACCCATTTTTACTTTGGAGCCAATCATGAGCCGAAAAGAAAACCTGAAAAAACGTGTTGATGAGCTTTGCAAAGAGCTCGGTATTACTGAACCGCAATATTCAGACAAAACGACCGAAGCCCAGCTAAATAAAGTCATTGACGATTTGGAAGCCAAGTTACCAGACATGGACGAATCCGATGATGAAGCACAGTCGCAAACGCAAGGAAATGACGCTAACCATACTGCCGGTGATCAAAGCGAGCAAACCGAGAGTCAAACGAGCGAAAAATCGGAAGTGCTTATCGGTGCTGCGGTCGAATCACCCGATGATGCCACGGTTCTAGACGATGGTGAGCCGCCAGAAGTCAACGCCGATGAAAAAGGCAATGTGCAAGTTCTCGTGGATAAGCCGTTTCAGTGTTTGCAAGGCCAAAAGACGGTGCTGCTCAAACGTGGCGATAAGCCGTTTTTAGATGAAGAAACCGCGATGGAAGCGGTGGACGCAGGCTTGGCGTATTTCGTCGCGACGATGTAAGGCCGCTTATGTTTGATAACGAATTCGACCAGTTAATGGAAGAGGTGGATAACACGGTTTCTGAAGCGTTTGGTGTCTGGGTGAAAGTCAATGGTGGAGAACCTATCAAAGCCATTTATGACGAATCCTTAAACCAGTTTGACGCTATGGCAGGCATCGCTCGCAAGCTGACATTTAAGAAAGCAGACAATGTCAGACCGAAGAAGGGAACACCTATTGAGTTCGTTTCCTCGGGCAGAAAGCTCACTGTCACCAGCGGCCCTTATCCAGAAGACGGAAATATTGTGGTGATCTTATGAATAGCATTGATCGGGAATTGGCGGTAGCCGTTAAAAACCTTTCTTCATTACAAAGTAACGCGGTACCGAAAGCCAGTGCAATGGCGATTAACCGTGTGGCTGCTCGAGCTGTTTCTCGGTCAGTGAAAGACACCGCAAAAGCCGTTCGTATCAAGCAAAAAGTTATTCGCCCTCGCGCGTCGATAACAAAAAAGGCCACAGGAAAAATGCCAGTGGCTTTTGTCAGAGTGCGCAGGTTCGATGTTCCTGCCATCTCTATCGATACGGCTAGAACCCAAATTCGGCGCAAGCGAGGGCAATACCAAATCAGCCGAGTTAACCGAGGCCGAAATGGTCGTTACCAAAAGCGAGAGTTATCCGGTAACACCGCCATTGTTGTCGGTCGGCACCGCTTCGAGAACGCCTTCTTACAAAAGCTGAAGAACGGTCGTTGGCACATCATGCAGCGTGTCTCGGATGCAAGGCATCCCATCAAAGTGTGCAAGGTGCCAATCGTGAATGAAATCACCAAAGCATTTAAAAAGCACAGCGACGAGTTGCTTCGAACGGACATGAAAAAAGAGCTGTCCAGCGCGATGAAGCAACAAATCCGCTTGGTTATTCGCAGAGAGGTTGGTCGTGGAAATTAACAACGCCATACGCAAACAAGTCGTAGCTGATTTGAAAGCAGGGTTAGTCGATGAGACTGGCGAGTCAATCATCGCAACGTTTTTTAATGGCAACCCCAGATACATCGCGGTTCCCGAATTTGAAGCTGAAGAGAATGATACTGACATCCCTGCCATTTCAGTCTCCGTCTCTGAAGGCCAGTGCGTTGAAGAAGATTTTGAAGAAATCACATGGCGCTCTGAGCTGACTATCAGAATCTATCTGGTTGCAGACAACAACACGGAGCAAGAGCTCGACGCATTAGGTGAAGAAGTTCTCAAGATCATCACCAAACACTACACCGCCAACGGTCTTCTCGACCTCTGTAATCGTCAATCGTTTGGATACGCACAAGACGAAGAGCAGCCATGGGGAACGCTGGACTTGGCATTTACTATTGAATACACCGAAGAGGTTTAATCATGTCGGACCCAACTCAAGCAATCAAAGGTGCTGGAACCTCGTTTTGGCGCAAAAAAGACGACCAAGAACTGCTTACTACTGCAGATTACCTTGATGACGCCAAATGGGAAAAATTAGGCGGCGTCAAAGAGATTCAACCAGGTGAAGTTACGGTTGAAGATGAAGAAGATGACTACCTAGACGATCCTGATGCGGACTGGGCAAAGACCACTCCGGGTCAAAAGTCAGCAGGTGATACGACCATCACGTTAGTTTGGAAACCTGGTGAACCAGGTCAACAACAACTTTCTGATGATGTAGTGAACGGTACTGTTACCGAATACCGAACCAAGTACCCGAATGGCACTGTGGATGCGTATTCTGGTTACCTTAACTCATGGGGTAAAGCGGTAACGATTAAAGAGAAGATTACTCGAACACTAAAAATCAAAAACGTTGGCAAACCAAAACTCGCGGAAATGATTTTGGCTGAACAAGCGCAGCCTGCTGAAGGAGGCGTTTAATCTATGGCTACATTCCTAAAGCAAAAGACGGTTCCTGTGGGTGACGATAAAGTCACCCTCACTCAGTTGTCTGGTTTGGATCGTTACGACTTCATGGATTTCTGCTCAGAGCAGACCTTTCCCGAGTCGGTTGAAGCGTTATCAGAAAAAGCCAGCAAGGAAGAGAAAGAAGCGCAACTGCAAAAAATGGAGAAGGTCACTCGCCAATGGAACCGTTTGAATTTCATCATGCAGGCTCGATTGGTGGCTCATGGCACGAACTTCGATATCGATGATATTGATGAGCGCCATCAGTACGTCATGTCTGCCATGTCCAAAGAGCAAATCAAAGAGCTTCATGACGAAGTGGCCAAGCTTTCTGGTATGTCACTGCCTGATGAAGCTCCATCCAGTGAAGAAGATGCTGAGCCAGAAACGCCAGAAAAAGACGGTGAGCAGGAAGACGATGTGGATCCTGTCGACCCAAAAGCTTAATTCGGGCTGAAAGGCGGTTCGCCCAAGACCTTGCTCGCGAGTTTGGTCATATCTGTTGGCGAACCATGCTGGCTTCCATTAGCTGTCAAACGGTCATCGAATGGCGAGAGTATTTCTCGGAGCAGGGCTTTTCACATCACATGGATAACTGGCGCTTTGCTGTTAGTTGTGCGTCTAACTGGAATATCACGGCCATGGCTGCAGGAGTGAAGTTAGACGAGCCTGTTTCATACCGTGATTTCCTACCCGTGACCGACGAGCCCGAAGAACCCCACGAATACACTGATGAAGAGCTGATGGCATTGAGCGAATCAGCAGGAGGATTCCGTATTGAGTGCCCAGATAGCTGATTTTAATATCCGCTTCAATACTGAAACCGCCAAGTTTCAGAAGGACGTGGATTACGCCAAAAAGATGCTGCGTGGCTACACCAAAGAAGCCAAAGCTGCAAACGATGAAAACGTAGGCCTCAGCAAATCATTAGAAAGCACCGCAGACGGCGCAAAAACTGCCGCCAAAGGTGTGTTAGAAATTACAGGTGCGGTGACCGCCGGACTTGGTGCCGTAGCTGGCGCAACGGGTTATCTCATTTCCCGTCAAGCGGAACATGCGCGTCAAATAGAGCGCATGGCCACCGTTTCCCAAACCTCTGTTGAACAAATTCAAGCCTTGGGTTACGCCTCTGAGCAATACAACATCAGTGGCGAAAACATGGCAGACATCCTCAAGGATGTGAACGATAAGCTGGGTGATTTCTCTGAGAACGAAGGCGGTGAGTTTGCCGACTTTATGGAGAACATCGCGCCTAAAGTCGGCCTCACGATTGAGAAGCTCCAACAACTCTCCGGTCCAGAAGCTCTAATTGCGGTCAAGACTGCGATGGACGCTGCCAACGTGCCGATGAAAAGCCAGATTTTCTATCTGGAAAGCATTGCCAACGATGCCTCGGCCTTAATGCCATTGCTCGATAAGCAAGGGCAAAAACTCTACGAACTAACGGATAAGTTCGATGATTTGAACGTGTCGATGTCGGAGTATGACATTGAGAAGTTCAAAGAAATGGACCAAAAGCTCAAGGACGTTGGTCTCAAACTAGAGAAGTCGTTTGCTAACGCCGTTCTCGGAGCCAGTGATCAGATTGATTGGTTCACTGACAAAATGGTGGTGGCTACCGATTATTGGGGATCGCTATTTGATAGTTGGTCAGACAACCCAAGAACTGAAAATGGCTTGAGTAAAAGGCTCTCAGAACTGCGTTCTGAGATAACCACGCTAACGAAAGAAAGGAATGAGTTAGACCAAAGCTTTAAAGCGTATGACGGTGTGGATGTCAGCTCTTTGCCTTCCATTAACCCATTTGGCAAGAGCAAAAACGAATACTTTGACCTTAACTCGAGTTCCGGTTTAGTTGATCGCCAACTCGCGGCTGCGCAGGCAGAACAGGCGATGCTTCAAAAGCGCTATAACAAAATGCGCTTTGGCATGAACTACGACGTGCCTCAGCCATCAGTCAAGCCTGCCAATGATGACGACGGTTCTGGCGATTCGACCAGTGCAAAAGAGATTGCACGCCAACAACAGGCAGGTCAACAGCGCCTTGCTGCGCTCGATGTTCAATACGCTGATGAACGCGAAAAACTAAAGCTTTCGCATGAGCAGCGTCTTGAAGATATTGAAAACCTCAAACTCTCAGAGCAAGAAATTGAGCAGCGTGGTTTTGATTCACTGGCTGCAATCAAAGCGGAGTACAAAGAGCGCGAGAAAGAGTTCTACGACACCGAGCTTGAAGATTTTGAGCGTAAGCAAGATGAAGCGATTCAGCGAGAAATTGACGCTTATATCGCAAAAGAAGATGCCAAAACCAAAGCGGCAGAGCGTGCGTCCAAACAGAGAGCCGATACGGAAAAACGCATTGAGCAATCCGTCCTCTCGATGAAGTTTGGCTTAGCTTCGCAAGGCCTATCATTGATTGAACAAACCGCCAAACAAGGCTCGTTCATTCAAAAGGCGGCATTCGCTGTGCAAAAAGCCATGGCTGCTGCTCAGGTCTATATGCAAGGTGAAGTTGCCGCGACGGCTGCACTGGCTCCACCGCCTATCGGTTTGGGTCCAGTTGCAGGTGCCGGTCAAGCAATGGTCATTCGTACTTTGGCCGCTGCCAGCGCAGGCTTAATCATGGGGCAAGCTGTCGCAGGCATGGCGCACAACGGCATTGAAGAAGTGCCAATGTTCGCAGGTCGCAGTGAGTCAAACTGGACGTTAAAAGCAGGTGAGCGAGTCTACACCAACGAGTCAGCGCGACGCATTGACCAAATGTACCGCGCCACCATGGCAATGTACCGCCAACCATTTGCTGCCAACGACCCGACCATGGCCTACCAAAACCGCATGGCCGCGAACGGGAGCGGAGCCAGCGCCCAACCTTGGACCATCATTATTCATGAAGCCGAGCCTGGTACTCACGCTGAGATTGATGACGAGAATAAAGTCCTCAACATCATGATGAAGGATGCGCAAAGTGGTGGGAAATACTTTAGCTACATCTCTAAAACGCTTGGCGTTCAGCCAGGAGGATTCAAATAATGGCAACCGTCAAACCTGAAGTGTTGGCACAATTGAACCCGAATGTGATCCTTTACCCGTGCAAGTATTTTGGTAACGGCATATTGCCGTTGCCAAAATTCAAAGGGTATCAGTATCAACATGGCAAAACGGTCATACGCTCAAAGATGGATTTGGGCTTGGCCACCATGCGTCGTCGCTCTCGCATAGCCCCTGCTGAATTTGTCTTACCATTCCGGTTCACCGGAGAGCAAAAAGAGGTATTCGAGAGCTGGGTATTCAATGAACTAGAAGCAGGCGTGGAGTGGTTCTATTTGCCGCTTCGAACGGGCGACTACGACCTTGAAGTGCATAAGTGCCAGTTTACCGCCACACCAGGCGAGGACACCCCATTCGTTTATAAAGGTGGTCGCAAAGACTTTGGTTCCATATGGGAACTTAAAGCCAAAGTGCAAACCTTCCGCGCTTTAAAACTGGAGCGTTACACCGCTCGCGTACTTTCCCGAGACACTTTATCTGGCATCGAAAAGGCCGCTCAAGCCGCCGATAACGTGTTACTCAAACTGCCATAGCGAGGCAAACGTGATCATAGCAACGATTGAATATCAGCACCCCTCCTTACCAGGAGGGGTGTTGCGTTATGTGAAGGACGGAATTGACCTACATGCCGGAATTGAATCAGGCGAGTGGGTGTGGTTCACAGCAGGCCAGTTTGCTTTTCAGTTGCCCGACAAGGCAACCAAAGGGCAAGAAGCTCTCACCGTGGCTGCGCCCAATACCGACCTCACGCTCTCCAAGGCGATTGAAACCGCCAAGCGACACGAACCCGTGATTCCAGTCGTGAGCATTTACCGCGAATACGACACCGACGACTTGAGCAAGCCGCGCAACAAGCGAATACGACTCACCATGTCCTCGGCCAAAATTACCACCATGACTGTGACCCTCACGAACTCATGGAAAGATTTGACCAACCGACGCTTCATGCGCCCGATTTACAACAACGTTACGCACCCAGGATTGATGTACATATGAGTAAACCATCCATGATTGCTTACTTTAAATCGCTGCCAGATGGTCACTTTCCGGTGGACGGCTGCGTGCTGCTTGTGCGTGAGGCCTGGCAGCGTTTCTTGCACCTTGAAAATCTGCCAAAGCATATGGACCAGTTTGTCACACCAGACTACGCCCATGAGCTGATTGATGGCTATCAAGGCCAGTTAATCGAACCCATTCAAAAGCCAGAGCACCTGTGCATGGTCGCCGCCTCTGGTAAAGGCAAATGGCATTGCGGTGTATTCAGCGCCGAGCAAATGCCAGGTTATGTCATCCATACCCTTGGCTGCACCGTCAAGATTGAACCGTTAAACCAGTTCCGCCGCCGATTTGATACCGTGGAGTTTTATCGTCATGCCACACATTGTCGAGTTTCAACATCCGATACGAAAGGATAAACGCAAGGTTCACACTGTCGATGCTGGCACTTGCTTGTCGGATTGGCTAGAAAAACACTTCCCAAACCAAACCTTCAATGCCACTTTAAATTTTAACCGGCTCGATGATTTAAATGTGATCATCAGCGAGCGTGATGTTGTAAGTATTCGCCCTAAAATGGGTATTGGTGCTGATTGGCTGATTTACGCCGCCCTTGCGCTGTCTGCGGCCTCTGCTGTCTACATGTACATGAACATGCCGGACATGAGCGGCAACCAGAACACCAAGCAGGCCAGCTCGGTGTACAACTACAACGGCCAAGGCAATAAGCCAAAACTTGGTAACCCCGTTCCAGTGCGTTATGGGCGTATGCCGCATTACCCTGACATTATTGCACCGGATTGGTGGGAGTACGAAAACAACGAGCAGTATTACTACCAGACCTTTTCTCAGGGCATTGGCAAGTTTCTTTACCATCGGCACGTTATTGGTGAGACGGAAATCAAACCAGACAATCCCGACATTGAAATCCGAGAATATAAGCCTGGTGAAGTGGTGGATCATTTCCATCACATCGTCTGGACTTCCAAAGAGGTCGGTTCATCCGATGGCCAAGGCGGCTTAAAGCTCGATGGCGTGACCTCGGATTGGGTCGCAGAGACCAGCAGCAACGAAGCGCGTTTTCGTGGCAAGGTGGTCGAGCTGTGGTCTAACTACAGCATTCATACAGGCAATGGTGATTACACGTCGACATTGCGCCGCGATAAGTGGCCGTGGGATGCAGGTCAGCATGTGGTTATCACCTCTACTACTCAGGAAAGCCTCTACTTTGAGGGCAACATCCACTTTCATGATATGGGCGATGATGGTGACGTTATCGACCCTGAAGAGCTGCCAGACGAAATTGAAAACCCATTAGGTTGGGGTTCGTTAGCGGTGAATGATCGGATAATCTTCACGGGCGCAGGGGTGAACTCTGGGACATTCATTGTCACCGCTTTGCTTGCAGGAAATCGCATTCGGGTCAAACCGGATGGCGGTACTGAGGTTACGCGATTCCATCCTATGACCAACGTCTATGTTCGGATTTATGAGGCGGTGGGCAATGATGGTACCTACGTGTGTAAAGACAGTAACGGCACTCTAGCCTTGGTGGATTCCATCACATTGGAAGAAGTACCTGGTTGGAATGGCTTTATTACCTTAGATACGCCTAGCGCAGAAATTTCGGTGTTAGAACGGGATCGAGAAGCTGAATGGGTCGGTGACTTTCTTTGTGTTCCTAGCAATGCGACCGCGCTTGATGTGGGACTGGATTTTATCTTCCCTCGCGGCCTTGGCACCATGAACAAGAATGGTGACATCAACGCTCGAACGTGTGAATGGCAAGTGCGTGTGCGGCCAGAGGGCACGAATCAGGCTTATCAAACCCATAAGTTAACCCTGACAAAGGGCGATAACACGCCGCAGCGCATCACCGTTTGGCTGAGTGAGGAAATGGGACTCGCACCAGGTCGTTGGGAAGTGGGCTGTCGTCGTTTGAGCACCGTAACTAAAGCGACCAAAGTGTTTGATGAAGTACAGTGGATGGGGCTGAAGTCCGTCATTCAGAAAACCTATACGAATGAAAAAGAGTCCATCATCACGCTGAAAATCAAAGCCACTAACTCGCTCAGTCAGCAGGCCAATAGCCAATACTGGAATGATTCGACGCGCATCTTGCCTGTTCGCCAAGACGACGGCAGGTATGTAGAAGAGCCAACTCGCTCCATTGCGGATGCGGTCATTGATGCTTGCCGCAATGATGTGTACGGGGCAGGGCTAGAAGACGATGCCATTGACCTAGATACCTTGCTGGCTTACCGAGATAAATGGGAATCGCGAGGCGATAAGTGTGATGGCTTATTTGACCAACCGACCACGTTTTGGGAAGCGCTACGTAGATTACTCGAAACGGGACGCGCTTACCCACGTATCGAGCTTGGCACGGTCAGCATGTGGCGCGATGAGCCAAGAGAGACGCTGTGCAAACCATACTCCCCCGTGAACATGACGCCAGACAGCTTTTCTGTCGACATCGACATGGTGAAGGAAGATGACTACGACGGCGTAGAAGTCGAGTGGTTCAACCCTCAGTCTCGAAAATCTGAAACCTTGCTGTGTACCTTGCCAGGGCAGAACGGCTACAACCCGAACCCACTTAAGCTGAACTTTGTCACCAACGAAGAGCAGGCCAAAAGGGAAGGACTATTCCATGCCGCTGTGCAAGCCTACCGCCGCACCAACATCGACTTCACTACGGATATGGATGGATGGGAGTCGAACTACGGTGATGTAATTCCTGTGGCGCACGATGCGGTGAGCTGGGGCGCATCAGGTCAGGTAATCGAAACGCTAAACGCCGCCGATGGCAATCAATACCTGCAGCTTTCGGGACTGTTGGAATGGGAACCAGGCAAGCAGCATTATTTGCTGTTTAACCGAGGCAACAAAGGAACGCATGGCCCGTACCGAGTCGAGCCGACTGAGGCGGCAGATATTGTCATTCTGGTCGATGAGCCAACCGAAAAGATCATCGCCGTGGGTGAAAAGGGCAAAAAGCCAAGCGAATACATGTTTGGCCAAGCCGACACCATGTACAAGAAATGCATCCTGCAGCAAGTCAAACAAAAAGGGGAGTTCGAGGTCGGCTGCGCCGCTATCGAAGACGACCCTCGCGTGGATGCCTACGCATAAACTCAAGCACTCAATGCCCAGCCATCGCGCTGGGCTTTTTTATGAGGTTTATTCATGACCCAGAATATTGAACAACGCACTCTAGCTGCTACGAATACCATGGAAACTGCGGCAAAGTCGGTGGATGAAATTGCGCATAAAGATGCTGATGTCGTTACGCCCGTCGGTACCAGAAAGTCGTTCCCGAAAATTAGCCGAGAGTGGGACGAAAAAGCAACTGAACTTAAAACGATATGGGAGAACGACAGTGCGAACTTGCGCCAAGACTGGCAGAACGAGCGCAATGAGTTAAGCACTAAAGCGCTGGGCGTCAAACCTTGGGAATCAGGTGTTAGCGAAACCAACATTAACCAACAGCGTCGATGGGACGATGGGCATACCTATTTACCTAAAGCAGTTCCAGCGGTGATGGATGTTGGTGGGCCTAATGATAATTGGATACCGTTTACAGCGGATAAGTCATCTGTACTAAGTGATGTATTTGGGACAAAGCCACTAGACTTAGTTTTAGGGATGACGTTAACGCCTAACACTAGAAATCAGTACCCTAAGTTATTATCGTTAGGTAACGTGTGGGAGCTTAATGATGGCTCTAATTCTTTTGTTGTTTCGGATTTTTTGGTCGATTCTGATGGTAGCTTACAAATAACCTCGGACAAAGGAGACATTTATCAGGCAGAGCGTCTATATGGTGCGAGCAGAGCGTGGACGGAGTTTTACGTTGGTGAAATTTCTGGACGAAAGTGGATTCCAGGGGGAGTTGCAGAGCCATATCGAGACTATGTATATCTTGTTAAAGGAAAGTATCCCCAAAAGTTTTACTCAGAATCTTTTGAGGTTATGGGGGTTAGTCCTATTGGCGACCCAAACTTTAAGCCAAGAAAAGAAAATATATCTGAATTAAATGCTTATGAGTACTTTGGTCTATCACCAAACTCTGAAGAAGATCAAAGTATTGCACTTTATAACGCTTTATTAGAATGCGATAGGATGGGTGTTTTTCTAAGTATTGACTATGGAAAAATCTACGCGAATATAGAAGTTTCTGGAATTAATTTAAGAATAAAAGGTGATGGTGAAATCATACCATTCAATAAGAATTTTCCGGCCTTTGTTGGTGTTGGTGGTTTTGAAAACACAAAAAGCGTATTGAATATTGAAACGGTAACTGATGTGGTGGTTCCCACTCATGGGGTTTCAGTTTTAAGCAGACTAACCGTTCCAGGCCATAACTTTAAAGTTGATGATATTGTTAAAGTTGTAAGTGAAGATTTAATCCCAAGCGTCCTCGCTTCAGATTATACGAGAAATGGAGAATGGGCATCAATTTATTCGGTTGATGGGGACTTTGTTTATTTGAATATAATTTTGAAAAACAAATATATTACGTCACCAAGAATTGCAAAGTTGAGAGACATAACCGCAGATATTTCATTAAACTTTAATGGTATAGATGCAAGCTTGCAGTCTAAACATCTATTTCAATTGATTGGATTTAAAAAGCCTAAAGTAAAGTGCAAGCTAAAGAATAATGGTGGTGCCGGAGTTATTTTAACCTCAAATTATAATCCTATCATAGAATATGAAGTGGAAAATTTGAAAGACGATGCTGCTAATAATATGTACGGGTATGGTTTGGTCGATGTCGGTAATGCCTTTTTGGTTGCTTTGCATCCTCGTGGCCGTTCTTGTCGGCACGTTTACACTACAGGGAAGTCTGGCGTTTCTAATGAGATTTTTGATTACGGTGAGTCATTTAAGTCATTTATTCACAATGGAGTGGCTGAGAACTGTACGTCTACAGCGTGGGATACCCATAGTCAAGGTGATGGTATACGGTTTTCTGTATGTTTAGCCGTAGGATGCCGCGCATCATTTTTATCGCGATGTAAAGATGTTGAATGGGACCATTGTCATTATGAAGATACGTATATAGGTTTTAGGGCGTTAAATGTAACTTCTAATAATTTTGTTAGTGCGACTCTTAACAAGTGTTCAGGCAAGGGAGCAGATATTCCATTATCAGCGATATCTCAAGGTGGAGGACGTTCAAAAATGATCGTTAACGGCGGGGATTTTGGTTTTAGGTTATTGCTCACGACTCCTTTACCGTTTTCAAGTGCTAATGTCATTCTTAGGGGGGACGCTACACTATGGTGTGAAAGCACTGAATCTAAAGCTGTTTTAATGCAATCAGTTGATTCACACTTTTTAGTCGAATCAGCCAAAATATCTTTGGAAAATACTGACATGGGGCTGTTTGGTGTATTTCAGTTAGTTGGTGATAGCCACTTTGAAGTAACAGAGGAGCTTGAAGTCCCAATAAATAAAGCTTCTGGTGAGCTTTTCTTCTCTTCTGATGTTGAAAATACTTCTAAAATATCCGTAGATAAAATAATCACCAATGGGTTTAACAAGGATAGACAAGTAAATGGTATTAATGGGGAGGTTGTTTTAACTTTAGTTGATACTGAAGACATGAGCAGATCTTCTGGATATAAATATTCATCAATTAATGAAAGCGACCCAATTGTTTTTCATCCAAGTAATGATGAGAATTTATATTTAAAATTAATTACATCTATCAATGGTTCTAGTCCTACGTCAATTCCTGATGGAACATTCCCAGGCCAGCAGGCCTGCTTTCATGTAGACAGTGGTGGAGACCTGCTTATCGACAGCTCTTTACCTAATGTTGTTGTTGGTGCAAGTATTTCTCCCAAAAGTGCAAAGATAGCAACATGGCAACCAGCTGGATGGGTTTTTTCTTAATCCCCCTGAGTTAATAGAGGAAGTGATATGAAGCGAATTTGGTCGCTGTTTATGCGTGTCCTGTTGGCGCTGAACATGTTTGTGCTGCACTTGCTTACTGGTCAGTCTGATCTCACGATTAGCGGTTGGAGTTACATCCGTGTACGACAAGGTAAGCGCTCGCCCATCAAGCTGATTGATTGGCTTTTCTTGAAGCTATTCAAGCAGGATGACCATTGCCGAAAAGAGTTTGAATGGAAGTTAAGCGAAGCGCGCAAGTTTTGCTGTCATTACCGCCCTTACCTGTAGATGTTTATAAGGTAAATAAAATGACAGGACCGATGTTTGATTTAGAAGGCTGTGAAGATGCAGTATTAATTGATAATGAAACTACTTCATAACAATTCATTAAAGCCCGAAATTGACCTTGTATACATTTAGAGGGAAACAAAGCAGGTTTGAATGCACTTGGAAAGTTGGAGTTACCAATAGTAGCTCTAAATGAAGAGCAAGTTAATGCGCTTCTATCTGAGATAATCGAAAGAGAGGGTAAGTTTTCTGATACTGGCAATGGCTGGTTAATTAAATCAACTACATTCACTGCAGACGTACAATCTACAATTATTGGTGTCCTCGCGGCAACCGGAGTATCATGTTATAAAACGATTAAATCTAAGCTACTAAAATAGCGAGCTATTTAGAGGTTTCAGGTGTAATCAAAAACATAACAATTGTTTAAGGTTTCAAGATAGTTTTCATAACCTGGTGCAAGCAGCTTACCGGAATAAGCGTAAATCGCTTTTTGTCCAGAGGTTTATCACAACAGAGAATGCATGGCATTAGTTTTTAAAATGTTGAAGAGCCAACAACTCTTGTATTGTCGATTTGTGGCTCAGAATATAATGTGTATGTCAGTACAATTGACGAAAAACAAGTTGAGCTTAATAGCTCTAACCAAACTTATTTTTCTTGGTAGGTTGAAAATGCTTGTTGGACAGAATTTGAGTCGACGAGCTTTAAAGCGCCATTATCCGATAGCCTCCGCATCATTCTGTTTGCAGATTCCATGTCGAACTCCTCTGTCAGAAAACTTGGGGAATCTTCTTTAATTGTTTTCTCCAGTTCAATAGTACTTAGTTTTGTCGTCGTTGCTAATTTACGTAATGTTTTGTTAGCAAACTGCGTACAAATCATCCTGTTTGGGTTAGATACACCAGAAAATACAGAGATTTTAAAAATTGTGTTAATAGCCGCTTTTACAATTCCACCATACTCTTTACCCTGATCCATAGTGTTAACTGAGAGATCTGCATTAGAGTAGAATGCTATGTGGTGCAAGCATCGATAAGCAGTCCAACCATGCTTAGAATTATCTAACACTGTTACAGCTGCTACTTTTCGGTTAATACTTTTACCTGAAGCGGTA